CCCCATAATAACTCTGTTGCTCAATTGTCGGGCGCACAAAAATAACGCCGTCAGTATCGTCAACAACAACGACTGCAGCCAAGGGAATTACATTATCTGGGGCCGTTGGCTTAACCTTAGTAAAACCCCCAGCAACTGTTGGACTGGCATACAAAATATCACCAGCCGACCAAGACTCACTAAAATCGGCTCCGGTAGTATCCATCCCACGAACAAACCCCCAAGTAGTGCAATACCCTTTTTCTCCGGAGTCGGGGAGGTCATGGGTCATAACACCTAATATATACAAAGTAGGAGTCGAACCGTCTGCTAAATAAGGAGCCACTAATAAAGCAAACTCTGTAGCACCAGCAAAGCCGACTACCGTACCGTTAGGGATTGTAGAGCCTGTTTGGTTGCCTACCCGAGCGTAGGTTTCTTCACCAACCTGCTGGATAACCCCGTATTCCATGCCGATGTCCACCGTCTGATCGGTAGAGTTCCAACTAATAGTCCCCGTTGCTGGAGTTACAGCACTAGTTGTATTAAGGATGAACTGATCGGCCCGGTAGGAATCGGCTTGATTCGGAGTAAGAGAGTCTAAGCGAGTGAAATAAAGTCGCAGCGCTCGCACCAGCTCATCGAACTGGACTCGATTGTATTCATCGGGGGGCAGTGGTAAGTTCGGGGCCCTAAATTGTTCAAGCGCCATTAGCGTTTACCATCCGGCCGAGCATCTAAGCGAGGATTACCGATTTGCCAGTTAGACCCAAGAGTATCTGAGGCAACCTTAAACGCCATCGAACGCCCCCGGGCACGGATAAACACTTCATTCGTGTACTGGTCTACCGAAGACTCGATAATTCGTAAGTTGGGTTCGGTCTGAGGCGCGCTTCCAGGAAACCGTTTAGGAACGACGGTCATTGTGGCTTCTGGGTTTTCCACAGTCGACCCATTGAATTTAATATCCGGCAAAATACGGCGGCTAAGCATAAACTGCTCGCCATCGCCGAGGTCAAAGTCTGACGACTGGATGTATGACTCCATCGGGTCATCCGCAGCATCAACCCCATCTTCATGGTTGTAAACGTAGCCGCTAGCATCCACAGCCTGCGGGTATTCCCTTAGTCCGCTGTCCAGCCAAGCCGTACGCTCGATCGTGCCGTAGTACCAAATCTTTTCGACATAGTTGTATACAACGTAAGCATCGTTCTCGTTTGATTGAGCAGTGCAGTAAAACCACCAGATCTCGTTGAACCCTTCGTTAGTGCCCGCTACAACGTTCTCATGCCGGTTGTGGTTGAAGTTACGGAACACGTGCTGCCACAGCGTAGTCGGCAGAGTTTCGACCCGGCCATTGTAGGCGTAGAACTTATCGTGGCCCATCCAGAACACAATGTTGTTAGCCGTAGCTACCGAACGAGACGACATTAACGAGATGTTGTCGTTTAGTTCTTGGATGCCAAACACATCGGTAGTGCCTAGGAACTGCAAGCTGCTGATGCTTGTGTCCGTAAACACTAAGATTTCCTGCCGCGTCGCGAGAGCCCGCTTAATTAGGGAGCCCCGAGAAACACGTAGAAAGCCAGCCGAGTTTGTTGGTGTCGGTTCCCATTCAACAGGGTTATCTTGGTCAGCCCAACGAATCAAAAGCGGGTCAAAATCTGCGGGGTCGGAGCTTCCATACGGAACTGCACCAAAAGCCAACAAGTGTTTGTCGTTCTGGGACACTAGGATCTGCCCGGCCAATACTGGTACTTCGTTTGCACCAGCCAAGGACGACAAAAGAACCGCACGGATTCCAAGAGCGGATGTGGGGTCTGTACTGCTCCCCCGCTCCCACCAATAAATTGCGCCGCGACCACTGGTGTTAACGTTCATGACAAGGTCATTATCGAAATTATCAAAGAACCAAGTGGTAGCCCCAAGATCTACTGGCTGCTCGGAACCAGAACCCCAGCCGCCGCGTGACCACGTTGAAGTGCCGAAGCCGTAGCCATACGTAGTATTAGCGTAGCCTGGGCTGATCTGGTAGTAGCCGATAGTGGCAGCGCCACCGTCACCAGAGTCAGAAGCGTTAGCTGTTACATCTAACGTAATGGTGTACGCATCTGCGTTAATCGTCGTAGCGACTACATGTTCAGCGTTGAGCACGGTTGCCGTAACGTTCCCGCCAAGGGAGTCGGCACCGCTAAAAGTTACATAATCGCCGGGGGTTGTAGCCGAGCCTGTATCAAATACAGTAAGTGTGGACGACCCGTTACTTGCGGAAAACGTTACGTCTCCTGCGGCAGTGGTGGCGCGCAACGGCGTTATGTCGTTTAAGTTGCCGCCAGCGTCAATATAAACTTTGGCGTTGGTGCCGAGGGCCATAAAGTTATCGCCAAAAGACGTAACCCAACCAAACAGTTGGCGGCACACCCCTATAAAAGTGCTGACGGTGTATCTAGTCCACCCACCAAGTTTCTCGGGGTACCCAGAACGAAACCGAACTTTGTCGCACTCCCACCAGCCACCCTCGTTTGAGTAGTTAGTTTGGTCACGGTTCAGACCGGGTTTAAATTTTAATGGGATAAAAGGCATGGTTACTCCATAAACAGAGCTATTTCGGCTTTACGACGGCGTACCAAACCCCTCTGTACTTGGCCTCCAGCCTTAGACCACATCATAAATCCATCGGCTATTTGCTCCAAGGACTCTTTGCGGTTGATGCGTTGCCGCACAGTTGAGCGCTGGAAGTTACCTAGCCCAATATTATAGGAAAGACAGACACAAGCGTCGAATAAGCCTTGATTCCCAGATATACCAGGGGCAAGTCTAAGAACACCACGCTCAAAATTACCGAGGAGATTCGCGAAGCGGATTTCCAGTTCTGCTTTCGACCATACGCGGTTGTGTTCTGGCGCAAGTGGGTACTCCTTTCGAATCATGCCGGTGTAGCCTTCTTTACGAACGAGCGGTAGTTTTGCCTGATCGTGGTGCAACATCTCACCCCAACCCACAGTCCATAGATGAGCGGGGCACAGGTATGGCCTGTCCCTAAACCCTTCAAACTGGTGCATCACATGCACGCCCTTATGAGAAGTTTTCATAGGAATTTTGTATTTTTCCACCAAAAAATTAGGGTAAACCTATTACCCGCTAGTACTTTTTGGACGCCGTGCTTTACTTTAGCACCGTTAAAAAAAGTCAAAGTTCCTGTTTTTGGCTTTATAGACAGCCCGCATTCTGTATAAAACTCACCCCCCTCAAAATCGTCATTGAGGTAAAGCAATGAGTTGTAATCGGTACCCCCGCGACCAAAATCGTCGTGGACATGCAAAGCTGAATCAGACCCTTTAGGCCATATTTGGACTTGGGCCTGTTCGCAAATTAACTCAACGGATAGTTTTGACTCTAAAAAAGACTTAACTTTTTGGATAACGTCGGGTTGCTCTATCGGCATCTGCCGGTTTGCCCATACATCGTCTGCATTTAGTGGGGTGTTGCGGTATAAATCCCACATAGCGGCTTTGTACGCGCAAGCCTGTTTAGGGCTAAGCAAACCGGAATTTGGGACTACTAAAATCACTTCTTACCCCAACCACGGCTACCAAACCAGAAGCCAATAATGCCCCCCAGCATGGCCATCTCCTCGGGGGAGAAAATTACGTCAGAAGCAGCGATCATGTCCTGCACGGATTTAACTTCACCGGAAAACATAAACCAACCTGCTAGGGCTACGTTAATCAAGAACAGTTCGATAACAAATAGAAAGGTAACAGCTGGGCGCACCATGCCGTTTACGTTAACTACCCACTGACTTGCTCGCTCCATGATCTTCTTATCGTGATCCAGAGCAGCGTTTTGCATCTGAGCTTCAGTCTGCATGGCAATCTGGTCGGTGCGAATTTCTTCGACCTTCTGTTGGGCGATAAACCCCCGCTCGGCCATGGCCAGCTCACGCTCGGTTTGGATTCGGGCGAGTTCCATCTCGTGTTTCTTGTCGGATTTGTCTTGGAAAAACCCCAGCAGGCTGGGTAGGCCGGATGCCAAAATACCCCCAAGAGTTGAAATCAATGCCAGCATGTTAACCCCCTAAAAAAGCTTCGGACATCTGGCGGATAACGCCTGTGCCCCACAAAATCATAACGATAATGAAGGCCGCACCAAAGCAACCAACCTTTAACTGGAACATCTTTTCACGGTCGTAACCGTCTTCGGTGTAAAGCTTTTTGTATTCGTCTTTTTGCCGCGCTTCGATAAGCTCGATTTCATGCCAAGCCGACGGGCCCCACTTAGCAATGGCCTGCCGTTTTAGCTCTTCCTTAAGTTCAAGAGCTTCTTTTACGCGTCGATATTCGTCCACGGCATCTACAAACGCATAGTCACCATTAACCTGAACCTGTTTGCGGCGCCACGCTTGGCGTGCGGCAAGCTCTTTTTTGCCTAGATCTTGGACTTGTTGGGCTACGCCATCTAAGTCTTCGGCTAGCGAAATTACTTCGCTAAGCCCGCCAATCCCGGCTTTGATCTCGCTTACAAACGGATTCACTTACTGCCCCCATGTCTTTGCCCCCGCTTTAGGAACGGAAGTCGCCCAAATTGAAATACTTTGTTTGGGCCTCCAGGGTTGGCCGCAATTCGTGCATACACCTGTCTGGGATTCTACCTCACTAACAGGGTCTTGGCAATGGGCGCAAACAACCTCAACTTCGTGTTTACAGACCTTAACCCCATCTACTTTTTGTGCTTCGATTAGCGTTTTCATTCTGGCTCCTTAAAATGTTCGGGTGACACAATATTAAAATTTACAACCGACCTATAGCCGTTAGACGGGGGGCAGCTAGCATGGTACATAGAACCATCAAATAGCAACACCCTACCGCGTTTGGGGGTTACTCGCTCAATTATTTTTGTCTTATCTTCTGAGTCAAAAAATACAGTATCCCCGTCGCTGTCGTTTACGTAATACAACAGCACTGTGTGTGGGTAGGGCCCATCGACATGCGGGTCGTTGTGAATAAGTCCCGGGCTGGGGGTCTGCAAAAAAGCTCTAGCTACCTTAATTCTAAAATCTGCGGGTAGTATTTTAACTGCTGCAAAAATAAAAGGTATTGGCTTTACTACGTGGAAGTTAATATCAAAGTTATATGGATTGGCGTCTCTAAAAAAACTGTAGCCAAAACCAAAACGGTTGTCGTCTTTGTGCACAACACTAGCATCGGTTATGTTTCTAGAAAAATGCCACATGAAATTTCTAGATAAAATCGTGTTTTCTATTTCTGCCACCAAGCACTCTGGCAAGCAATTATCATATATATTAAACACTAGCTCTCCTTTTGCACGTCTATGATTACTGCGATACGTTCGTTTTTTGAGGCGTTAAACGCACCGTGTGGTTTTTGGTTGTCAAACCAAAACAAATCTCCAACACCTATTTTTACTTCTTTGCCATCTACTTTAAACACGTACCCTTGGTTTACAGCCAATGCGTACCGGTCAGCAGTTAAAAAATACGCCCCGTTATCGGTGTGTATATCGTAACAAGATTCAGGCTTTACCTTCTGTATGTTTATTCTAGAGATGTTGCACCCAAATCTCTTAGCGACTGCGATAGTTAATTTTGGGAAAAACTCATAAAACGGTGTTTTAACATAAGGCGGTTCTTTGCCGGCTATTAGTGGGACGCACGCAATCTTAGGCTCTTTAACGAAATACTCATAGCCGTTGTCGATACACCACTTATCTACCACCCACCACACTTTATTATTAGCGAGCACTTCCTGCTGCACTTCTTCTAACTCTTCGCTACAAAATGTCTCTAGCAGCTTGAACGGTTGCGACATATTAAACGATTGTTCTGTTTATCATTGGGTGAATTTCGTCGGTTGGCCCCCAGTCTGAATCTGGATGGTAGGCTACAACGAGCATACTTTTGTCTGTAGTTCGGAAACGGTGCCGCTCGTCTGTATCAATCCCAAACACAGTACCGACTCTGAGCTGTATTTCTTCGCCTGCATCGCCGACACACGCATACCCGCCACCAGCCAATACGCAACCCAGCCGAATGCTAGGATGAGTATGAAAAGTCTGATCGGTGTTCGGCGGGAAATAAAGGGCGTTGAGGCACGGGTCTCCAAGCCTATGAGGTGCCACGAGTAAAGAGTCAGTGCATCCATCTATGTACCTCACGTCCCCCATGTCGGGATCAATAGCCCCACCAATAATTTGACGCCCAACCCAGTCTTTGCGGTTAAAAATCGCTGTTACACCAAAGCTTTTGATTACCGCCGGCGCTACCGCCACAAAGTATTCGCCACCAAGCACAAGCCGGTCGTTCGTCATAGCAACGCCAGTCAGCACAACACCATACACCGTACCGTAATTAACCCTAAAAGTCGCGTCGTTCAGACGAGATATGACGTGTTTATCATCGTAGTCGGCGTAAAGACTTTCGCAAATAATCATGACCAAACCCAATCGACGCTTATTCTTTTGTAGTGGTTTGCTAAATACAGCGGCTTCATCAAAAGCCCGGATGGCAGCTTAAGTTTGTTTTTTCTGTAGTCGTCGTCTTTGGTGTACGAAAATATGTACTCTTTAGCAACTTGTTTGTACGTAGTCATGTCTTCTTTGTACAACTTAGCTTCAGACTCAACGCTAACCGCCCAGTCATTAAACTCTTTTCCGTAGAAAAAATGGAAGACATTTCTCTCTAGCACCACGTTGGGGGCCAAGTATAAAGACCTTAGACAGACTGTCTGATACTTTACGGCGTACGCGTACCACCATAGAAACTCTTTTGTAGTCCTAATCTGAAGGGGGCAAGCTGCAACAAACTCCTCAAATCGCTGCACCCCGGCAGGACTTGGGGGCTTAATCACCGTCCGCCAGTCTTTAAGCAGGTTAGGGCGCACCGTGGGTTCAAAATACAACATTGACCCAAACAGTTGGTCGCCTAGCTCCCCAGTGCACGAAATGCCCCCGCTACCAAAACCCATGATTTCGTAAAGGCTTTTGTCTACACTAAACATGTCTAAGGTTGGTATTTTCCCCGCCAACATGTTTTCAAAAAACCAGCGGTATTCGCCTAAACTTTCGTCGCTGTAGACTACAAGAAGTTCAGAAGGGTCGGCGTGCTTAAGAAGCGCAACTAAAGCGGTTGTACTGTCAATTCCACCAGACCAAAGAACTTTGACGACCTGCCCCGCAGCGCGAGCAAACGTTAAAATTTCTACAGCACGCTGATCGCAAATATCTGCAAAAGACTTAGTTTGTGTCGGAGCCCCTATAGGCATAAGACTGTCTATGTGGGGACAGTCAAATAGCGTCCTAGTACGGTCGAAGGGCGCCCAGACCCCAAGTAACGGGGTTTTTATCTCCGGCGCCCTAACTAAGTCTAAGTAATATTGCATCAAACATCTGTTTGTACTGGCGTAACGTCAGCCGCATAAAGTTCGGAAACAGTATAGGTTAGGCTCTGCCCAACTACCGCTTTATACGCGTCGACAGCTGCTTCGTCTACCTTAAATGCGTCTTCCTTGTCTTGCTGTTCTGCAATCGAAACGCCAGACTTAGCGATCTGCTTAAGGATATTTTCCGGTGTGTCATCCTCAAACATAGTCGGTTGATATGCGAGTTTCCGGCGGTCGTCGATGTCGACCGAAGATCCAACGGAATTAAAAGCAACGATCAAGGAATTAGTGTCCGCTTGATATTCATAAATTTTCATTACAACTGAAGTGATAGCCATGTTAGTCCCTTTCTTCTTTGTAAACAACCCAGCCGGTCATTAAATATTTTTCCCCAGACAGCGGTTGGTTGCCTCTATGGACATGCGTAAGCCCCGCAGGCCAAATAGCAACACGTCCAGTTTTTGGCTTAAGCCGCATAGCCTGGTTTAAAAATTCGGTTTCCCCGCCCTCTTCAACATCGTTTAAATACAACGTCCAAACAAGTATACGATCTCTGTTGCGTATGCAGGAGCTTTCTACGTGCCAATCATGGTACCCCTCACCCGGCACCGTTTTTTGTACTTTGTAGTTGTATACCGTATGGTAGCCAAATCCGTTCAATATGGGGTATTTTTTAGCGTAGTTTTTGTACGTGTTAGCCCAGAAGTGATCGGAAAAATATTGCGCTAAACCGACGGTTTCAACGTGCTCTTCTAGAAAAACAACATCCCCGGAATACATAAGGTTAGTAGACTCCGGACGTTCTTGTTGGCGATCGTATACTTTATCCTGCCGCTGCAAATCTTTAAACGCAGCAATTACGTCCTTACAGTACCCGTCTAGGTCGCAAAAATCTTGCACGCCAATGAAATCTTTAAACTCCATCATCTAAACTCCGGGCCACCAATCCAAAGCACCAATGATTTCCGAACGCCCCTAGTAACCGGTGACACTCTATGGAGGTGATAACTAGGAAAAAACCACGCTCGACCTTTTTTTTGCTCAACTGTAATCGGTGTATCCGACTCTGTCTTTATCTGGAACTCGCCGCCCTCGAACTCTGAAGGATCGTTTAAAAGCAGTGTCATGCTTAACTTACGTGGTACTACGTTTAGGTCTCTAAGCGATCCATCTACATGCCAAGTATAAAATTCATTTCGGTCGGCGGAATACATGGTTAGTTGAGCCGGCTCAAAAAAGCCAGCTAATTCAAACCTAAAAAACCTACTGTTAACTTCGACCACAGCAGCCATTATTTTCTCAAATATATGGTTTGTACTCTGCGATCTTTCAAGCCACGCTACGTTGCTTCTCCTCACTCGTTCTTCGACTCTTGACCCCCCGCCCCCACCACCGATTACGGCTGGGCTAAGATTCCCCCACTCAGGAAGAGATAAAAGCTGCGCCATGTCTTCTTGGGTTAGAAAGCCTTCCCAGTACGCAAAGTTGTCTTTTCCCGGCGAATTTCTATGCGGAACCAGCAACTGCATCACTTTTCTTCCATCAAAAAAGGTCTGTATTTTTTGTAGGTTACTATTTGTTGCGCGTTTTGGTTTTTCCTAAACGCGTCTAGTGCATGGTGCGCGTTGGGGCCGTTTGCCCTTACGTAGTGGAGAAACACTTGTCCAGAATAGTACCCCTCCGGCCCATCGCATACTTTACGCCAATGCGGAAGCTCTATGCCTTTATACAAAACCCCATCGCCCTCGTTCAAATCAAAACGAACGCCGTTCATATAAAGGGGCCAAGAATAGTGATGCGACCGCCCTAGCTGTAAAGTTAAACTTACCTCACACGCCTCTCGGTCGGTGTGCTCTTTCAGTTCGTCACCGTTAGAGTACAACCTAGCGTAGGAATAAGACGGTATAAGCGGCTCGCCAACTAAAAGCTCCACATCGGGCCACAGTTTCTCCAGCAGGGTATCAAAAATTAAACTATTAGTCAGTACGGTTTTTGCGGTAGGCACCTGCGGATCTACATGCCCTTCGCTATTATCAGAATGCAGCAAAAGCGCGTGAGATAGAAACGCGCACATCTCTTTGCTTATAAACTCTTTAGCATGTAAATAACCGTGTTTATTGAAAATTTCTGCTGTCGTGCTATTCATTTACGATGAGGGCCCTAATCTTGTTCCGGTTGCTGGCCACGTTACAAATGGCAAACCACTAATATACGC